AAACTTTTTTACCCGTAATTTATGAGCTGGACGACCGGGAGGAATGGCAGGATCCTAAAGCATGGGAGAAAGCCAACCCAGGTTTAGGCACTATTAAGAAGCTTGACGACCTTATAAACAAGGTTGAGAGAGCCAAAAACAGCCCCAAAGACTTAAGCGGAATATTGACAAAGGACTTTAATATAAGAGATACCATAAGCAGCGCATGGCTTACCTATGATGATATAAACAATGAGAAAACCTTTGATATTGCCAGGTTTAAGAATTGCTATGCAATAGGCGGCGCGGACTTAAGTATTACCACAGACTTAACTTGCGCGACGCTCTTAATGATGGACAAGGAAACAGAGGAACGCTTTGTAACCCAAATGTATTGGCTACCCCGTGATAACTTCGAGAAGCGCGTACAGCAGGACAAAATACCTTATGACAAATGGCTTGAACAGGGCTTATTAAGGCTTTGTAACGGCAATTCAATCAATTACGGCGACGTTACAGCCTGGTTTTTAGAGATGGTAAACGATAAGGGTATAACCCCTTTGTGGGTTTATTATGACAGCTACAGCGCAAAGTATTGGGTTGAGGAAATGGAGAATTACGGCTTCAAGATGGTACGCTGCATACAGGGAGCCAAGACCTTAAGCTTACCTATGCAGATGATGGGGGCCGATCTTCAAGCCAAGAAGATAAATTATAATAACAATCCTATCCTTAAATGGTGTTTAACCAATACCGGCATACAGACCGACAGGAACGGAAATATAGTACCCATTAAGGCGCAGAGCGCAAAACAGCGCATTGATGGAACAGCAAGCCTATTAAATGCCTATGTAGGCCTTTACGAGCACTTTAACGAGTTTATGAACGCTTTATAAAGGAGAGTGATAACATGGCAAAGGGAAACGTACTTAAGGATAAAAAAATTATAATCTATAAAGCCGTATATACTAGAAATGAGATAGGGGAACAAATTGCAAAGTACCAACCTATACACCCCGGTAAGTTATGGGCTTATGTTAGGCAGTTATCAGCTAAAGAATACTTTGCAGCTGCCGCAACACAGAATACAGAAGAAATGCTCTTTACAGTTAATTGGCGGCCAGATATAAACCCGCATATGTATATCGAGTATAAAGGCAGATGGTATAACATTGAACGGGTTGACACATTCGAGGGATACAAGGAAAATTTGCATCTTTACGCGAGTGAAATGACACACGCACCAGATGAAAAAGAGATATTACCCTATAATGGGTAACCCCACGTAGTAATGAGAAGATTAAAACGAGGGTACTAAAGACAAAAGGCGGCCAGGGATAAGTAACCTTGACCGCCTTATTTTTATATTGACATGAAACAGTAATAATCGTATAATAATAGGGAACGATTAAAAGTAAACATTAAATAAAAGGAGGGCAAAAACATGGCCAAGGTTATAACCATAGCCAACCAAAAGGGCGGCGTAGGCAAGACTACAACAGCCCATAATGTGGCAGCGTCATTGACCTATAAGGGTTTTAAAGTCTTAATGGTTGACCTGGATCCGCAAGGCAATTTATCTTTTATTGCAGGCGCAGACAACGTACATAAGCCCACAGTGTATGAACTATTAAGCGGTAAGGCGGCCATTGAGGAAACCTTACAAGAAACCAAGAACGGCCATATTATACCGGCTAACATTCTATTAAGCGGCGCAGACCGGGAATTTATGCAGCCAACCCTATTAAGGGATAAGCTGGACATATTGAAACGAGGCTATGACTTTATTTTAATCGACACGCCGCCATCATTAGGGATATTAACCATAAACGCCTTAACTGCTGCCGACAGCGTTATTATTCCGTTATCAGCCGATATATTAAGTTTACAAGGTATAAGCCAATTACACAATACCATTGAAGCGGTAAGGAAGCATAGTAACCCAGGCCTGGAGATTGAAGGGCTATTATTTACACAGCACAACAACAGAACCCTTTTAAGCCGGGAGTTTGAAAAGGCTATAAAGGCCGCAGCAAAGCGAATGAATACTAAAGTATTCCAGACAGCTATAAGGGCAAGTGTGGCAACAAGAGAAGCCCAGGCCAACCAAACGGATATTTTAACATATTCGCCAGTTTCACCAACGGCAGAAGGCTACAACGCTTTAACAGCAGAGATTATCAAAGGAGGCGGTAAAGCATGAGCAAGAAGAAAATAGAAGGTTTAGGCGACCAGGCAGTAAGCAAGTTTTTTGAACAGCCGGAAGGTTTGCCGGAGGTTAAAAAAACCAAGGTAGGAAGGCCGCGCACCATATACCGGGAGTACGAAAAGAGCAGCCAGGAAGGTTTAAAGGAAGGGTACACGCGCGCAACCTTCATTGTAAGAGAGGATCTTCTTAAGAAGCTTAAAGATTATGCCTATACCGAAAGGGAAACCTTGAAGGACGTTGTTAATAAGATGATAGCCCAATTTTTAGACGGCAAAGAAATCATAGAAAGGAAGGGTAAATAATGAAGCAGTTTGGAGATATAAAATTTTACGATGTGCAGGAAATAGCCCGGATCTTTGATATGACCCCACAGAGCGTCAGAAAATACTTTAAAGAGGGCCGTATAAAAGCCCGTAAGGTTGGAACCCGTTGGTACGTTACAGAAGAGGCTATAAGAGATTACCTTTTAGGCTATGACAATGAGCCAAAAAAGGAAGATGAATAAACATTGTTTACAGGGTTTACATGGTATACAGTGTTTATTGTGGTTACTATGTAAACAAAGATTACTTATAAAGGGGTGATTACCATGTTTGTTGAGTTTACTGAGCAGGAAAAAGCCGAGATTCTAGCCATTGAAGAAAAGTACGAAAATGCTTTTAAAGCGCTGGAAGAACTTATGGAGAAGCTAAACCCAACGCCAAATACAGAATACCTATTCGAGGGAATAAACGCAAAGGACAACCCCGAAGAATGGGAAGCAGCCATAAAAAAAGAAAATGAAATACTGGACGCATGGGAAGCCAAAGGCAGCCCGGAATGGAAAGCAGCAAGGGAGAAATGGCACGAATTAAGCAGCTCTTATAATAAAGAGCGCGCAGAACTATTTAAAAGGGCAGAACGCAGACAATTCAACGAATTTAACGGAGATTTGAACAATATATTAGAGGACGCTAAAAACCAAACAATACGCCTTATATATGAGCTATACCAATTCTTTAACAATGGTACAGACAGCAAAGTATTGCTTGACGGCGAGGACGTAAAAAAGCGGATACAAGGCAGTTTGCGCCTTCATATTGAAGCGTTAAAAGGTGAACCAAAGCTTTATAAAGAGTTTAACGCCTATGTAGATAATACCATTAAGCGCAGCGAATATATAGCACCGAAAGGAACAAAGCAAGAGGACATAACAAAGATACCGGAAGCGGTAGTGGAAGAGTTAGGCCAATATATGAAACTGCCCCAGGATAACCATACAAACCATTTGGCCCATAAGCTCACAACGAAGATAAAAGGCCCTGCACAGCTTGACCTTACCGGCAAGGCCACCATTACCAGCCAGGATTTTAGGCTATACATAGAGGGCTATGACAAGCTTGTAAACGGAGCTAACACCAGCGCAGTTAAATTCTTTGACGCTGCCGTTATTACCTGCAGCCGCGACCGTGACCCGTTGGCCAGGATTCCGTTAAAGGAATACATGGAGTTGCGGGGGCTTAAGGACGAGAAGGAAGCGCGGAAGCAGATCAAGGCCGACATGGAGGTATTGAAGGCCGTCAAATTTGAATACAAAGGAACCGGCAAAAGCCGCGGCGACTGGTTGAGTTTGAGCCTTTACGGCGGACGAGCTGGTATATATAGGGGCGTTATCGAATTTAGATTTACCCCGGAATTTTACGCCTCAATTCCAGAAAATCAATTTATGTTTATACCTAAAGAGTATTTTTCAACCCGTGATAAATACAACCCCCATACAGCCTATTTTATCCGCAAGATAGCAGAGCATAAGCGCATGAATTTAGGAAAACCCAACGAGAACATTATAGGCGTTGAAACGCTTATTAGCTCAAGCCCTACATTTCCAAAATACGACGAAACTAAAGGGTATCATTTTTCACAGTTGATCTTACAGCCGTTTGAGCGGGATATGGACGCAATTCAAAGCATTAAATGGCATTATGCCGGAGAGCAACCCACCAATTACACCGAGTTTATAACTTCAAATGTAGTTATTACATGGGTAGATTACCCGGATGTTGCAAAGCTCACACAGCGTAAAAAGCATTCGATTAAGGAGAAAAATACGCTCAAAAAAGGGGGGTAACGGTGCAGATTTGGGGGGGTAACGGTGCAGATTTGGGGGGGTAACGGTGCAGATTTGGGGGGGTAACGGTGCAGGTGCTTGTCCAAGAACCCAAGCGTGGCAAGGCTTCCCAGCCCCAAAAAAATCCTAAATACTATTAAGGACTATTAAGTACTTTTAAGCGGCAAACCGGCCCCGCCTTAACGGCGGGCCGTTTGCTAATATATAAGTATATCCGAACAGGAAAATTTTATGCAGAAAGGGGAATGCTCATTGAAAATTGCAGAGCTTGAAAGCAAAGTCAGTATTCTTTCCTTAATCGACCATAGCCGCATTAAAAAAGAAGGCAAGACTTACCGCGTCAACCCTTGCCCGGTATGCGGCCATAACGATCATTTCACTGTATACCCGGAAACAAACAGCTATTCCAGTTTTAACGGTTGCTGCCAGGGCGGAAGCGTTTACAAGTTTTTGCTGGAGGTAGAAGGGTTGAGCGAGAGCGCAGCATTTGAAAGATTGCACGAATTAGCAGGGGAGCCATTAACAACGGCCGAAGAAAATTTTAGAGAAAATAAAAAGAGTGCTAAGCCCCATCGACCGACCAAAGCAGAAGGGGAAGCACCCGGCCAAGCTGCAAATTATACAGCCTGGGTAAATAAATTATACCACAAGCAGACAGAACAGGAAAAGGCATACATCATAAAAAGAGGCGTACCCAAGGAGCTTATTGAAAAGTACAAGCTATGTATAGCCGACATGGAGGACGGGAAGCGGGCGATATTGCCGGTATGGGCCAACGGTGAAGTGGTATATTATACAGCCAGGGCTTTAACGAAAGACCAGGAGCCGAAATATAAGAACGCAAGTGGAACGGCCCCACTATTCAATATTGAGCACATAAAGACAGCGGAAAAGGGCGAAACCATAGTAATAACAGAGGGCATATTTGACGCTTTAAGCATAGAGGCAGAGGGTTACAAGGCCATAGCGTTAGGAGGAACACAGCACGCCGGGAAGCTCATAAAGGCCATAGAGGAAAACCCAGAGGCAAAGGGGATTATCTTCTTAACCGCCTTTGATAATGACGAGGCAGGCAAAGAGGCGACCCATAAGATGGGATTTAAGGCCCTGGATATACCGGCGCAATATAAGGACGTGAACGAATGGCGCATAGCGGAGCCGGGAGCCATTCGGGAAAGCATAAGGGAGCAGATAAAAAACGCCACCAGGCCGGACGCAGTAAGCGAATACCTAGACAAAGCCTTTATTACCGACATTGAGAAGTTTAAGACCTACAAAGATAAAAAGACCGGCTTTTATAACCTGGATAAAGAAATGGGCGGGTTATATGCGGGCCTTTATGTAGTGGGCGGCATATCATCCGTAGGCAAGACAACCTTTGCCCACCAGTTGGGCGATCAGTTGGCCGAGCAGGGTGAGCACGTGATTTATTTCAGTTTGGAACAAAGTAAGCTTGAACTGGTAAGCAAGAGCCTTGCAAGATTAACCGCAAAGATGGACTATGACAACGCAGTAACAGGAATAAGCATAAGAAGCGGTTATATTCCGGAGCAAGTTATAAAGGCCGCCGAAGCATATCAAGAAACCGCGAAACGGGTTAACATCATCGAGGGCAATTTTAATACGACCGTCGAGAGTATGCGGGCCTATATTGAGCGGTACATGCTTTTTAACCAGGTAAAGCCAGTTGTCGTTATCGACTATTTGCAGATCATACCAGGCGACCCGCGTTTAGGCGATAAGCAGCGTGTAGACAGCATTGTAACGGAGCTGAAGCGAATCAGCCGCGACCTTGATATAACGGTTTTCGTCATATCGAGTTTGAACCGGGGGAATTATTTGACGCCTATTGATTTCGAGAGCTTTAAGGAATCCGGCATTATTGAATATACCGCAGACGTCATTTGGGGGTTGCAATTACAGGCTATAAACGACGAAATATTCAACAAGGAGGGCAAAATAAAAGAAAAAAGGGAGAAAATAAAACAGGCAAAGGCCGCAGACCCCCGCAAAATTGAACTAGTATGCTTGAAAAATAGGAATGGGAAGCCTTCTTTTAGCTGCGGCTTTACCTATTACCCAAAGTTTGATTTATTTTCTCCAGAACCGTTTTAAGGGGTGATACTATGGCATTGGAGGCATTAAAGGCCTATGCAGAGGCCCAAAAGCAACAAGGCAATAGTAAAGAACCACAGCCCAGCCCGGAACCAGTAAACAGAGTATTAACGGCCCAGATGGAGCGGGAAAAACAGAGCTGGGAGCTTTATAAAAAGGTGGCCGACAATATAAGGCTATCGGAAAGCTTAAGATGTAAAATAAATAAAGACGTAAAAGCCGGGGAACCGATTTACAAGTTATTACTCAAAGCTATTGAGTGCATAAGCCTTATGACAGGCGATAAGCTTTTTTACGATATGAACAAAGACTATTTGCAAACCATTTACGGCATACTGGGAGAGCCGGCGGCAATAGAGATTGAAAGGCAGGAAGTAGAACAGAGATTGAAAAGGCTTATGGCGGCTTATGAACAGGAACAGCCGGCCGATGCAAAGCAGAGGATAAAGAACGCCATAAAAGCGCACCAGGAAAAATTAGAGAAATTGCAATAATTAAGACGCAGGGCGTTAAAAGGCCTTGCGTTTATTTTTATTACTATGTTTACCGGATAAATATGATAAACATTGTAATACTGATAATCATAGAATAAACTTGCAATAAACATTAAAGTATGCTATAATTCAAAGTGGATAGAACTAAAATAAGGAAGTGAAGAAAATGGCAGAAAACAAGACTTTGGCGAAGGGCAAAGGAATTGTAAAGACAGTATACCATGATAAGGGCTTTGGATTTATCCGACAGGACGATGGATCAGATATATTTTTTCACGCAAGCGGAGTATGCAACCCGCCAAAGTTTGAGGACTTAAAGGAAGGGTTTGAAGTCAAATACATGATAGTTGAAACCCCGAAAGGAAATAAAGCCATTGGTATATTAACGGTTTTTTAAGAAACGAGGGGAAAAGATGGCGGGCATATTTGAGAGATTATTCAAACGAACAAAGGAACCGGTAAAGACAGAGAGAGCGGAGCTTCTAAGCACTTCAACGGCCGTATTTACACCCTGGAGCGGCGACGCGTACAGTAACGATATTTACCGGGCAGCAGTTGACGCAATCGCCAGGAACGCGGCCAAGCTTAAAGGCAGCCACGTGATACATTACCCGGACCGTAACGAGATAGCAAAGAACAGTAAATTAAACCGATTATTGCAAGTACAGCCTAACCCGTATATGACGGCATACGACCTGCTGTATAAGCTGGTTACGCATTACTTTTTATACAACAACGCCTTTGCATACCTTCAAAAGGACGACCGAGGACAAATAACAGGCATTTACCCATTAAGGGCAATGCACGTTGATTTTTTAGCGGATTCAAACAATGAGCTATATTGTAAGTTTATGTTTGCAAATAGCCGGGAGGTTATTTTGCCCTATGTGGATATAATCCATTTGCGCCGTAACTTCAACAACAACGACTTATTAGGGGAACCAAACACAGCTTTAGCCCCAGCTTTAGAGTTAGCCCATACGCAGAATGAGGGCTATATAAGCGCCATTAAGAGCAGCGCGAATATACGCGGCATATTGAAGTTTACGCAGATTATGGCACCGGAGAAGCTCAAAGAGGAAAAGGAAAGGTTTATTAACGATTACTTGAGCATTGCCAATGATGGCGGAGTTGTGGCCACAGACCAGAAAATGGAGTATCAACCCATTGAGCTTAAACCGGCCATAATTGACGATAAGCAAATACGGGCTATTAAAACCAAGATATATGACTATTTAGGCATATCAGAAGCCATTGTAAACAGCAGCTATACAGAAGATCAATGGGCGGCATTTTATGAAAGCACCCTGGAACCCATAGCAGTACAAATGAGCCTGGAATTTACCAGGAAGATATTTAACGAAAGAGAACAGGCCTTTGGTAACTCAATAATCTTTGAGGCCAACCGGTTACAGTTTGCAAGTAACGCAACAAAAGCAGAACTAATAACTAACTTGCTACCTATGGGCATTTTGTCCATAAATGAAGCAAGGGAGATATTGAATTTACCGAGCATTGACGACGGACATAAATATATCCAAAGTTTAAATTATGTAAACAAAGACATTGCAGACCAATACCAGCTCAACCAAGGGGAGGGGAAAGAATGAAAGAATTAAGAATAGCGGAAATAAGAGCCGCCGAACCGGCAGGCGAAAGCGGCCTTATTCTCACTGGTAGGCCGATTGTGTACGATCAGCCGACCAAGATAAACGACGTTTTCGGGGAGTACACCGAGGTTATACGGGCCGGGGCTTTAGACGGCGCGGACTTATCCGATATTCGGTTACTTTATAACCACGATACAAGTAAAGTACCATTGGCCCGTACACCTAAAACAATGCGGTTTAGTTTAGACCCGGCAGGGTTGACGATGACCGCAGAGTTACCCGACACAGAGGAAGGGCGAAGCGTTTATACGGCAGTGAAACGGGGAGACCTTTCCGGCATGAGTTTTGCGTTCAAAGTACCCGAAGGCGGCAGCCACTTTGACGCTAAGACGAACACCCGAACCATTACCAAAATCGAAAAGGTTTATGAGTTTTCAATAGTACCATTTCCGGCCTATCCTCAAACGAGCGTAGAAGCCAGGGCAACTATTGAAGGCACATGGGCGAAGCTCAAGGCCCCGGAACGGGCCGCAGCCAAAATCAAAGTGAATCAGATTCTTAAAAGGAGCGTGTAAGCGACCATGAAATTTACGAGCGTAGCAGAAGCTTTTAATTATTACCGCAATCACACCCTGGAACAGATCGAAAAACGGGCCGCCGAGATCGGCCAGATCATCGACACCGACCCGAACGCTGACATTCAGGCCCTTAATATCGAGCTGGACGGCTTGAAGGAAGCAAAGGCAAATATTGAGCAGAGAAGCCAGAAACCGGCACAGCAGTTTAACCCTATTACCGGCGCAAGCTTTGAACCCAGGGCAAGCTATGAAGCAACAACCGGCGACGTATTCGCCAGCGCAGAGTATAGAAGCGCATTTTTCAAAAACCTTTTAGGACATCAGCTTAACGCACATGAAGAAGCAGCCTTTAAGCGCGCTATGGCCATAGCGGAAAAGAGGACCAGCGAATTTAATACGGTATCCAATGCAGCTGCAGTATTGCCTACAACTACCTTTAACGAGGTTGTTAAAAAAGCCCGGACTATGGGCGGCCTATTGCCAGTATGTAGAGGGTTTAACCTACCCACAAACATTAGCGTACCCGTAGGAACACCGGCAAGTAAGGCAAGCTGGCACCAAGAAGGCCAGGCGGTAGACAGCGAGAAGGCTACCGTTACAACCGTATCCTTTAATGGCTACGAGATCCTTAAAGTGTTCTCCATTAGCGCAGCTGCAAAACGAATGAGCATTGACGCCTTTGAAAGATACATCATTGACGAGCTTAACGCCTGCGTGATGGAATGTATTGCCGATGCTTTAGTCAATGGCACCGGCAGCGGCCAGGGTACCGGCCTTGAAAGCATTGCCTGGACAGCAACCGGAAATAACAAAAACGCAGTTGAATATGCCAACGGATCCACGCCGGACTATGCCGACTTTGTGGCGACAATGGCATTACTTAAGAGAGGTTACAGCCAGGGCGCAAAATGGGCTATGAATAACGCAACCCTTTACACTCATGTATACGGTGTTGTGGACCAGAATAATCGACCCATCTTTATTGCAGATCCGAAGAATGAAAGCATTGGCTACATTTTAGGGCGTGAGGTTGTAATTGATGATAACATTGCCGACGGTGATATTTACCTGGGTAACTTCAATTACATGGGTTACAACCTTGCAGAAGGCGTTGTAATCGAAGTATCCAGAGAAAGCAGCTTTAGAAGCGGCTTGATTGACTACAGAGCTTTGGCAATAGCAGACTGTAAGCCGATAGTTGCCGAGGCCTTTGTTAAGCTACAAGAAGCAGAAGCTTAATAAGGCCTATTGATTGGGTAGGGGGTATTGGGGTTATTCCAATACCCTTTACTAACGTAAAGGAGCTGATAACATGGCATTGAGTTTAGATGAAGCAAGAGAACATTTAAGAATAGACGGTACAGACAACGACGTTATTATATCTTCATTGCTTGCAGCTATACCGGGATATATTGAAGTAACAACAGGCATGACGCCAGAGCAGCAGGACACCGAACCATTAGCAACAACGGCCAGCAAGTTTATATTGCAGTTATGGTATAACGCAGAGCAGACAGACAGCGAGAAGCTGCAAAGGACTATTGACGGTTTGCTTAAGGCACTTACAGTAATGGCAAGGGCAGGAGAATAAGCCATGAAGGACTATGCCAGAAGCTTTTATAAAAGCAAGGCCTGGAAAGAAACACAGGCGGCATACATGAGCAGCAAGCATTATATATGCGAACGTTGTGGGAACGTTGCAAAGATATGCCACCATAAGACATACATTACACCAGAGAACATTAACGACCCTAACATTACTTTACGTTGGAGTAACCTTGAAGCATTATGCCAGACGTGCCACACACAGGAACATCTAAGCGGGGGAATATGTGCCGAGGGTTTAGCCTTTGACAGCAAAGGAAATTTAATTCAGACCCCCCGGGCTAACGAAGAATGACACAGCTCAAAAGACCGAGCGGCCACCTCTGAAAACCCCTCCATGAGTTTTCATATTAGGGGAGGGGTAAACAATGTAAACATGATAAACATAGTAAGCATAATAAGGCGGTGAAATAGATGGAGATAAACAAAGATAAAGAAATATCTAAAGTTAAACGTCAGCTTAACAAGATATTGAAACAGGTACCGGAGGATAAAAAGCCGATTGCTACAAGCTTAATAAAAGAGCTTA